ATGTCTAATGCTTTGCCGTTACTAAGCCCATCAAGTTCTTTGTAGATGTCTTCTATTAATGTATTTAGTTTTTTCATAGTGTTACTGGTAGACCTTCTATAATTTGTTGAGCAGTATTTCTATCTGTCTTAAACCATTCTCCGTTATTTTTCTTAGCAATCTTTTTAAGTTCTCGCATAACTTTTGTTTCTGCTTTTCTTCTGTCGTTAAATCTTCTTGCATATAAAAGTCTATAATCTCTATGTGGACTGCTTGTTTGATAACCATTACATCTGTCTTCTGCATCAACAGCCATTCCAATCTTGAGCCAACCATCAAAAGAAGGATTAGCTATTATATATACATACCCTTCTGTAGTTTTTTCATATCCTTTTAAAGATGAGAAAGCAGCGCCTTCAAATGTTTTATATCTTCCTGCTTTGTACAGAGGATGAGACTTAGGTATGTATTTTCCATTAACAAACATGCGTGTATTGTTTTTCTTTTCATGTGAGTTTATTCGTCTTCTTCCGTCTGCTTGTCCAACGTACCACCATTCTCCGTCTTCAAATCTTATGTTTTTTGTTTTAGTGTGTTTCATTTTTGATTAACTCCTTTGTTTTAAAACAATATTTTTTAAATAAATCTATTTTTATGAGACAAGCAATCTTAGGTTGTGAGTCTCCAAAACCAGTTAGTTTTCTTGATTGTATATTATTAGTTATAATACATTCTATAATTTTAATAGGAGTTATATATAAAAGTTCTTGTCCTGTAAAAATAATCCAGTAATCTGCTTTTGTTGTTAATAAAGCGGAAGGTTTATCATACATACTTAATTCAATTATAATATTACCTGTCTCGCAACTTTTGTAATCTCCTTTAATTTCTATTTTTTTGTTTGTTTCTGGTATGAAAAGATCATAGTCTTTAAACTTACCATCAATTAAAGTAGCACAAGGATATTTATTTTTTATTTTGTTTAACAAAAATTCTTCTATGTCTCTGCCTCTCTTTAAATCTTTTATAAAATTATCTCGGCTAGTGTGTTTCACTCCAGTCATCTCCTACTTTATATTCGGCATCTAAAGGACACCTCATGTTATAATAATCTCCTGCATCTTCAATTGCTTTGACTGCAAGAGAACCAAAATCTTTAGCGTGGTCTTCTCTGACTTCGACTTGCCACTCGTCATGTATGTTAGCAACAAACTTATAATCTAAATTGTTTTTAGTTGCTTCGTTGTTTAATATAATTAACGCTCGTTTCATAACGATAGCACCACCACCTTGTAGTAAACTATTCAAAGAAGCGTGTGCGTTTCTTATGAAGATCCTTCTTCCGTCTAATCCTTTGAGATAACCTTTTCCTGATGCTTTCGTAACTCTCTCTCTAAGTCGTTTAAATGAAGGCTGATTAGCAAAGAAGCGTTCCTTAAGTCTTGATCCATCTTCTTTGCTTCCTCCAACCACTTGTCCAATCTTTGCATCTCCTGCTCCGTATAAGAGTGCATAGATGAAAGTCTTTGCCTGATCTCTTGATTTAAGTCCTGCAGTTTTTTGATTACGACTGTGTATGTCTCCGTTGATAATTTCATTTGTAAATTCCTCGTCTTTCATATAGTGAGCAAGCATCCTTAACTCCAAGCCTGAAGCATCAATACCTACTAATTTATTTCCTTTTTTAACTGTCCAACAAGACCTGCATTCTTCTCCGTAAGGACTCTTGACAGAAGGAACTTGAGCCATATTAGGATTTCTATGTGTCATTCGCCCAGTGATTGTTCCATTAGGTATCACAAAACCATGCACTCTGTTGTCTTCTTCAACAAACTTAATCCAAGATTCTACTTGAGCAATTCTTTTCTGAAGAAGAAGATATTCTGCAATAAGTTGAGCTTCGGGTATGTCTGTTATTTTATGTAGAACTTTCTCGTCTACGATGGGTTGACCTGTGGGTGTAAATTTCTTAGGCTTCCATCCAAAGTCTTTTAAGTATTCTCCGATCTGTTTGCGTGATCCTAAATTAAAAGGGATCTCGTATGTACGAATAACAGAAAGCTCTCCTTTTAATAAGTGTTCTAATTCATCATCAAAAAGTTTTGTTCTTTTTTTTGTTGTTTCATTGTATGCCATTCTACCTAGCTTACCACTCTTTAAAATAATAGGTGTCAGTTTTTCTTTCATTACTCTAGGCTTGAAAGTTTCGTGTACTTCTTCCTCAACCAAATTCATTCTTTCATAAAGACTGGCTAATAAACTCTCGGCTTTTGTTTGATTAAACTCGAAGCCGTCTTGTTCTTGTTCTTTTAGTATTAAACTTACTCCTTGTTCAAGACGTGCGCTTTCTTTTGAGAATCCTGCCGACTCTTGTTGAATAAGTCTATGATAAACTTGAGTATTAAGTTGAACATCTCTAACGCAGTATTCCATCATCTCTTCAGAGTATTGTGAGTAGTCTTCAAACTCAATCTTGTTGTAGTTAAGTTTATATCCCCACATCTCAAGGCTATGTCCACCCTCTCGTACTGGATTGAACAACCTAGACAATACAAGTGTATCAATTACTTTCTTGTTTGAGAGATCAACTCCTGTTAGTTTTTTAATAACAGGAATGTCAAACCCTATGATGTTATGTCCTAATAACACGTCTGCTGATTTCAATAACCCAAGACCTGACTCTAACTGGTGAGGAGCAAACCGATAGATTTTGTTAGAATCAAGGTCTTGAGCTACGATACACCACATCTTTGTGGCTCTCAAATCGTCTGTTTCAATGTCAAATACAAGCTTAAGCATAATCGTCAAACTCTATGTCTTTGCCATCGTCTTCGTAATCTTCTGTTGGAATCTCGTTTAAGCGACCTGTCTCTCTGTCGTAAAGAAGCCGACAAGCCAGACCAACATCCCCTGTGTATCTTGATTTCAATACACGAAGCTGTGTCGTATTGGATTCTTGAACATCTTCTGCTTGTTGATTTCTTTCTAAGGCTATGACGCAATCAGATAGCTGTGCTATGGATTGAGATCCTCTCAAGTGACTGAGACTTACTTGGACTCCGTTCTCGTGTCCTTTGTTCCCGTCTACTCGTCTAAGGTGAGACACTAAGATGAGTCCTGCGCCTGTCTCTTCGCAAATAGATCTAAGCTTAGTCATAATAGAATCAATGGCTCTACGTTCATCTCCTTCAAACATCGCACTGACTAACATGTGTAAGTGATCGACCACCACCCATTTACATCCACAGCCAACAATCATGTATCTTAGTTTAGAGAAGATGTCTTCGATAGAGTTTGTTCCGAAATGTGCATGTACCCACACACGATTCTCATTCTTTCCGTTATAAAGTATATCAAAGTAGTTATTAATTTCTTCTTTAGAAAGCTGTTCTAATTCTTGTTCAATGTATAGTCTCTTATTGGCTTCGATAGATAGAATACCACTGATGGTTCTGTTAGGATCTTCTTCTAAGGCAATGATACCTACATTATCTTCTGTGTTTTTAATGAGCCAGTGTTCTAGTTCTCTAGTGACACTGCTTTTTCCTAGCCCTGTACCACCTGTAAAGGTGACAAGTTCTCCTTGTCTCAAGCCATATAGTTTCTTGTTGAGTCCTTCATAAGGATAAGGAACACTCGCTTTCTTTTCTCTTGTAAAGAACTTCTCTTTAAACTCTGATACATTGATAACACCTGCAGGAGTATAAGTCTTAGCTGACCACCATGCTTGGCTGAATGAGTTTGCTTTATTGGCAATCAACATATCATTTGGATCATTGAACTGTTCAGGCAGTGTCATAATCTTTGCTTTGCTTGGAGTAAATAACCTAGCTACTTTTTGGGAGGCTTGCTTTCCTGCTTTGTCGTTGTCAAAACAGATGACGATGTTATCAAAAGATTCTAAAAACTCTAAGCTTTCTTTAACGTCTTTGACTGCACCTGAAGCACCTCGTTTGATAGATACGACTGCCCATTTTGATCCAAGCATTTCGTATCCTGCCATCGCATCGCATTCTCCTTCAACAAGAGTGACGTACTTACCGCCACCACTGAAGAGTTGCTCTCCGAAT